TGTTATATTTGTCAAGCTACCACTTAACTTTATCAGCCCAATAAGCAGCACTCATCTTGCCTTTGGCAATGTTACTGGCATGTCTGGCTTTAAAGCTCTCTCTGCGGTTTCTGTAAGCTTCAGATTCACCAGCTTTCTTAGGGCTTCCTGACACACCTTGTTGTCCAAAGCGGATTGTTTTAACCTTGTCGCCTTCTTTGGCTACAACAACGTGGCTTTTGGTGGGGTGGCTAGGAGTGGCTTTAGGCTTGTTATAGCCGCTTACGCCAGCCTTGGCTAGTCTACTATCCTTCATACCTTTTTAGCCTTGTTCTTGGCTGTTCTCTGGCCTTTCATGGGCAGCTTTGCCTCGCTCATAGCAATGGCTACAGCTTGCTTGGGAGAAGTGACAACCTTGCCACCCTTGCCACTATGCAGAGAACCCATCTTGTACTCATGCATCACCTTGCCCATCTTGACTGTTTGTTTCTTTGTCTGTTTCATAAATGTCCTTATCTGTATTTGGCTGCTTTGTCAGCAATCTTCTTAGGTTGAGCTACGAATTGTTTACCCTTGGCATTACCAGCAGCCTTGGCTTTGTTTGTTGCAGCCTTCTCAGCAGGGCTTAGAGCTTTCCATGCAGCATCTGGGAGGTAACGCTTCTTACCCTTGGATGGAGAACCATCTGAGGTGCGCCACTTCTGTGCTGTCCAGTCTTTCAGGGATTGCTGTTGCTTCTTCATTTATAGCCGCCTCCCTTAGCTTTGTATTCCTTAGCCAAGAGCTGTGCCTTACGAGCACTCCACTCTCCAGCATCGCCTCCCTTGCTTCCTGCTTTAATCTTCTCAAACAAAGCTTTCCGCATTGTGGGCTTTGTGTACACCCCTGCTGAATTAACTTTGCTTTTCATTTAAGCAACCAAGCCGGGAAGGTACACTGTCTTGCCATTTTGCTTAGTGGCAGTGAGGCATTGACATTTCAAGTTAGCTGGATCATACGACACATGTACCCAGCCTGAGTCAGGGATGCCGGGTGTATAGAATTCAAGGATGAGCTGAGTGAACTTGAAGTTGGCTTTGATGTATTCAGCCAACTCAGCATTAGCCACCCCGGGAATCTCAATGTCTGCTGCCATGCCCTTGCAATGGTCTGAGGTCTTTGAGCCTCCCACTGCTGCATTACTCTCAGGACTGCGATAGGCACTATTCACTTTCACACCCTTCTTGTAGTGGTCACGAACAGGCTGTAGGACGTTATCACACAAGAGCTTCAAATGAGCTTCTGCTTCTTTGGTAGGGGTGTTATCAAAGCCCATACGCAAAGCTGTCTCACTCTTAGACAGTTCATGCAAGGAAAAGTTAGCGGAGAGTTGAGTCATTTAGTTTGTCCTTCATTGTGTTATATTGTTCAATACAAGCATTAAGCTTACGAATTGCTGTGTCTCCTTCTGCTGTCAGGGCGATAAGAGAATCAGCAACCTTTCTGTCAAGTTCGGCTCGTGCTTCTCCTGTGTCACTTCCACTGGCAGGGGAGGCATTTGTGGAGGGCTGTACACTACAGTTGGTGGCTTGGGTAGGAATGAACAACCTACGCTCACCAGAGGCAACAGCAGTACGAAGACTTGTAATTTCTTTCTGAGCATTGATTTCTTTCTTTCTTAAGACACTTGCGTAGGTGGTGGCTACTTGTGCTAGTTGTTGTTCTTTTTCTCTAGCATCATTGTTTGCATTAGCCACCTCTACAGCAACATCCATGCCCTTGTCATATGAGCCTTTCCAATATCCACCAACGAATAACAGAAAAGCAACAAGGGCTCCTATAACAATCTTCATTCCATCTTTCCACGAATGTAAGCAGTTGCAGCCATGAATGCCACAACAATAGTTCCCATTGCTGCTGAGAAAGTTGTAGCCAAGCCCATCACCAAGTTGGCTTTGTCTGGTGTTACAATGTCAGAGCATAGGAAGATGATGATTGCAAAAGGAAGAAACAAAGCAGCCCATGCCATTACTCGCTGTTGATCAGCAAGCTTGTCCATATTCTCAATTTGCATCATTCGTTCTGAACGAGCAAGCTCATCGTCTGTTACCACACCATCACCGTCTGAATCAAACTGTGCGTATGTTGAATTTTTCTCAAGGGTTTTTGACATCTTCGCTCCTTTGTTTATCAATCTCTTTTTTAAGCTTCTCAAGTTCAGTGATAGCTTGCTGTACTTCTATTTTAGTTTCATACAACTTAGAATAGAGAAGCCCTGTTAATGGTAATAATATTGCTATCAGTACACAGGCTGCCAACCATCCTAAATACTTAAAACCTAAGTCTCTCTCTACTGGCTCAGATACAGGAACCACAGGTGGAGGTATCCAGCTACTATTGCCACTCCCACTGTTAGAGCTATTAGCACTTCTACCTCTTGCTCCGCTTGCCTTTGTTGCCATTTGATATATCTTTCTTTAGCTTCTTGGGACAGCCTTGCTTCCTCTTGCTCCTCACGAATAACATCTCGCATCTCAAACACTTTGGAATATAAAGCTCCCATCTCAGGAGGAGCTTGATATACCATTGTCTCTCTGATTGTCACTTCTAGAGCAGCCATCTGGTCTAAAGCCATCACCCTGTTCAAAGCAGCTTCCATTACGTTCTGCTTGGGGTCATAGACATTCTTGCTCTGTGCTTCTTCTCTTCTTATCTTCTCTGCTAGTTCTTCTTGTAGTCTAAAGAATTCTGTTAGATGTTTCACAACATCAGCCATCACCTGTGTTTCTTGTACATGCTCTTTCTTTGTCTTCTTTTTAACTGTCTTAGCTGCTACAACAGGCTTAGGCTTGCCCTTAAACAGGGCTAACAGAGGGGCTAGAAAGCCTCCAACTTCTGTGACAATGGCTGCTGCTTCATCATAAGTTTCCTTAGCCTCAACAAAGGACTCTTTAACTGTCTTGTATAGCTCACATCCTTCCTTGATGGCAGCAACACAAGCATTCGCAGCGAGAAGAATACTAAGAGGAATATGTTAGCCTCCAAACAAATGTTTGAAGAACTCTGCTGCTTGTCCCGGCCCAAGCAAGACACACAACATAACACCATACAGCAGATATTCAATCTTAGTCATGCGTGTATTCCCAGCATCTAAGCTTTTAGAAATGGAAGCATAACGCTCTGCACACACTTGCTCGTGACTATTAAGACGAGCTTCTGTTTTAGTAATCAAATCATCACTCATTTACAGGCCATCCTTGTGTAGACACAACAGTAATCAAAGCAGGAACATCTATACATTCATTGATGGCTCCTTCAAGACGATTGGCTTCAGTAACAACAGCAGCTCTATATGCTACAATTGTAGCTGGGATTGCTACATCACGTTCTACTTTACGAATTACCATCCAGTCAGTTTGAGCCAACAGTTTACCAGCCGTGTCTTTAATCTGTGCCACCCATGTTGTTTTAAGAACATTTAAATCTTTAGGGTTATCATGTCCCCAATAAAAGCGATCATCATAATATTCAGGATCAGGTACTTCAGTAATACCTACAGCATTCTTTTCTTCAATGGAGGTAAGACGTAACCAATTAGCTGGATATTGTGTACCATCTATTTCAAAGGGAGTATCAAGCGGCAAAGGCTTGTCGTTTAGCATGAACATGTATTACCTCGCAAGAGAATATTTATAAGGGTTTTCAGCAAAGGCTGCGTATACATATGTAACACCTGACTGATTAATATTTTGGTTTAAACCTCTAAGTTTGATTCCGTTTGAAACCAAATCAATAGCAAATGTTGAAGTTGTAGATTCCGCAGCACTTGCGTTGGCATTGAGTGGATTTATATTTTGATTATATGTATCTCTTTCAGTATCATAAATAGACCAACCGTATCCTACTCCACCTGTGCTAGTAGATTTAAACATAATCCATCTAGGTCTAAAACCTAAATGTATAAAAGGCCCATCAGCACTTCCATTGCCTGTGTATTTACCAAATTTGGAATAACCAGCTACTTCTGCAAATAGGTAGGCAACATATGTTCCTGTATTTGTATTTGCATTGTTTACACCAAGTGAAAACACAGATGAAGTTGGTGAAGTGCTGTTCCACAGTGTTGAAGAAGTTTGAGCTGCATTTGTTAGGTTGAGCTGTAAGTACTGAGTATTTGCAAGTTGGTTGCTATACACCCACCATTGATCTACAGCATCACGTCTTTTAATAATCATCATACTAGGTGCAACACCAAGCGAATGGGCAACAGTACGGTTAGCTCCAGTACCCGTATAGGTCACAATATCAAAACCAGCAGTTGCACTTTCTTTCCATCCCCATGCAACATATGTTGTGCCGTTATTTAAATTTCCTTGGAAACCATCAGCATCAAAACCAAAGACATCATTATCTGCTGCCTCAGCTTCTGTTGTGCTTGAGTCAAGTCTAATCGTTGGGCCACGAACAGAATCAAACCAGTCAAAACGACCAACCGCAGAACGGGACTTAATTACCACCAAGTCAGGTTGTAGGCCTAATCCTGAGTATGCTGCATTTGCACCTGTGCCAGTAACAAGCAGTGCATTCATGTTATTCCTGCCATTCTTGATCGTGCTGTCAGGCAAGTTCTGCGTGTTTAGTGCTTTGAAGCCAGTAGGCGGGGTGTAGCTGAATGGGCGCTGTCCAA